TCTTCAAATAGATTTTTCATACCAGACACGAAACTCTCAAGAATTTCTGACTTCATTCCACGATCTAGGGCAATTTCATTATCTTTCATCCACTGCTCGGCAACGTAGCCAAGGTATCCATCAACTTGTTCAACAAGACCCTCTACATTCTTAGCAACTTCTTCTTCAAGTTTGCTGTTGAATTCTTCTTGTAATCGTGCTACTTCTAGCTTAACACGATTCATAACTGCAGCTTCGTAAATAGTAGTTGCTTTCTGTTTGAATTCTTCAGAAAGTTCTTCACCATTCATAAGCGCATCAATATCTTCTTTAATACCAGCTGCCATTGCTTCTGGTGCGGATGCACTTTGAGTAGCTTTGTTTGGCTTCTTGCTAGTACCACCTTCAGCTGCTTTTTCATTATCCACGTTGTTACGTGCATTATCTGGATTTACTTCAGCTTCGGTAATTTCTTCCACGTTCTCATCAGCAACCTGCTCGGTGAGTTGTGCTTTTTTTGATTCTGCTAAGATTTCAGCGATTTTTTGTTCAATTGACATCGTTTTCTCCTGTAACTGGATAGTTCTATTGTTTATTTATAATTATTTGATTTTCATCAAAAACTGTTGGAAAGCAATTATTTTAGCTTCCTCTAAATTCTTAGAAGAAGTTTTCTTAATAAAAGATTTAACCTCTTCAATTTGGTGTTCCACAAACTTTCCATCAACAAAAACCCACTCTTTACTCTCCATAATACCTCTGACATAAGCATCGGGAGCAGAAGGGTCTGCTACGATATCAGCTGCCGTTGACAGCATAAAATCGTCTTGCACAATTTGGATACCTTTATCGTTAGACTTAAGAGATCCAAGAGCACGACTAGAAACACCAAGATTTGCACCACCCTCGAGTAAACCACGAGCAATCTGTCCCATTGGAGTTTCAAGAATTTTTGCCTTGCCGATATAGTTAGTACCTTCTTTATGTAAAGAAGTAATTAAATGTGATACACGATCTAAATTAATAGATGGTGTATCTGGATGACCTAACTCACCATAAGCACGATTATTTTGAACTTGTTCTTTGATGTAACGACCGACTTCACGATCCATTGTACTCTCTTGGTACATACGATTGTTGCGGTTTACAATTTCTGATTGAAGAAAGATACCTTCAATAAAATATTCCTTACCCTTACCTTCAGTAATTTCGGTAACTAGATTAACTTTTTCGGTAACTTCTCTAATTAGTCTCATGATTAGCTCCCAACTACTGATTGATTATCATAAGCACCAAATACGGCAGTCTCAACCTTAGTTGCATATCCACCAATTTTGCGAATTTTTAACCAGCACTCTGCTTGAGCTCCAGAAATAGTAACAACGATATCAGATGTATTGTTGACTGTTTCTGGGATCATTGCTTGGCCACCAAATTCTAAAGTACCAGCAGCATCAGCTTGTAGTGTCATAACAACAACTGAGTTACGAGTGATACTAATAATACCACCAATAGCACCTGTCCATGTTACACCAAAAATGTTAGCAGTTTGTGTTGCACCATCAAGTGCTTGAGTAGTTGCTAAACAATCTGTTGCTAAAGAAATAGTTGTTGCAGCTGCAGTACCAGCAACTTTAACCACTGTTTCTAGGTTTGTATTTTTAAGTATGGTTTTAGCTACTGCCATTTTTATTCCTCTATTTGTTCAAGAACGTGAAAGAAGTTTTCTTTTGACTCTCTCATATACCCTATAATTTCTGTTTGATTCTGTAATAAGTTATTTAGGCGTAATTGAGTACGCTCATCAATTGCTACAATTGATTCATCACTAAGAACGTAATGCAATTTACCTTCAACTAATCGATCAAGTTTATTTAATTGTCTGATGGCATGAACAACTGGATCTGTACTAAACATATGAGAAGAAGCAAGTTGTATATAATTTTCTATTAGTGTATCGGTAACTTTAATATCGTGATATTCTTTAATAATATTAGCGATCGTATGCTCTGATAGTTCTTCGTATAGTTCTTTTGATACTTGTTCTTCTAATTTGCGAGAAATATGATCTTGTTTAATGTATTGTCTTGCTTCTTCTAAACTTGTAAATTCTGTTTCAATACCATTTATCAAAATCTTACCTTCTTCAGTTCTTTCGATTAACTGAAGATACGATCTAGTGCTTTCAACAACATTAGATCGTTTTAGAGATTTTGTAAATTCGGAGTAATGCATTACTCTTCTGTAGGTTCATCATCTGTTTGTGTTGAAAACATATTCTGTGCAACTGACTGACGCATAGTATCTAATCTAGTAGATAACTTTTCTGCCATCGCTGCAGCAAATGTATTTTGGGTTTCTAGCGCATCGCCAGAAGCAATTGCATGAACTAAATTTTGTGTCGTTTCACTCATAATATTCTCCTATTAATTTGGCCAAGTGCCAGTTTTCAACTGTTTAACTTTAGCAGCTGGTTGGACTTCTTCTGATGCTTGCTGATCTTCCTGTGGCTGTTGTTCTTGCTCTTCAGGTTGCTCAGTATTTTGCATCATGTAATTTTGTGTCGCAGCTTGTTGCGCACCATCTAACATCCCTGCTTTTTCTGCCTGACCGACTTGTAGTTCTTGTTCAGACGCAAGTTCTTTGTCAATCTGTTCTATTTCATCTTCATCTAAACGAAGGATGTTTTTACGAACCCACGTTTGAGAATAATATTTACCAACATATGGATCTATTTGCTGTAATGCAGCTAATCTTTGAGTTAAAATTTCAGCGTCTTTTAACTCAGAATAATGATTGTCTTCTAAATAATCATACTTAAAGAATGGTCGCATATTGTCCCATTCATCAGCACGAATAATACCTCTTGCAATCAATTGTACTCTAAGTGCAGAAGAAAACAATTGACTAAATTTTCTACGTAGTCTAACAATAAACTTATTAAACTTAACTTCATCACGACTAATTTCTTGTGAGCGACCAATACTAAAACCTTGTTGCGCTTGCAAACGAGAAACTGGCACGTTCAGTGAATGATACAATTTATTTTGAAAATATTCAATATCTTGTATCTCACCTAAATTCTGACCACCTGGAAGTGTAGTAATCTCAGTACCTTTGCCACCTTCACGACGTGGCATCCAGAAGTCTTCCATCATTGATAAGTGACGACGATCATCTCGTGTCTCACCAGTTGTAGCATCATAAACAATCTTATTACGGAACTTATTCATAATGTCCGTTACATACTGCTCTGCTTTTAACTTAGGTAAATTACCTACATCAACATAAAAAATTCTGCGCTCAGGAGCACGAGAAATACGATAAATGACAACTGAATCTTCAATCATCTTTAATTGATTCACTGGCTTAATTGCCTTATGAAGATAAGACATCACCATACCAGTATCTTGATCTACATATCCTGATGGACAGTAAATCACGGAGTCAATGGCTAACTTAACACCTTGTGTCGTTTGCTCAGTAATTCCTTTGTCATTATAAAGAAAATATTCTTCAGTTTCTTTGACAACATTAACACCTTGTGGTGATCGTTCTGTTTTAATATTTTTAATACGACGAATCTTACGTGGGTCTACATATCGTAATTCTACAATACCACCTTTGATATTTTGTTCATCAATAAGAATTTGATAATATGCACGACCATCAATGTACCATCTGCGAAAGATTTCGTGTGCTCTTTCGTCAAACTTTAATAATTTTAATACTGTATTAAATTCTTCACGAATCTTAGTCTTAATTGCAGATGAAACTTTTAATTCATCTAAGTCTAATTCAACTGAATTTTTTGCTTCATCAGCAATAATTGCTTCATTAACAATATCTTCAATAGCACCATCACAATCAGAGTATTGTGAGACCTCACGATAACGACGAATTAAATCGTTTTCGTTTTTAATTGTGCCTTCTAAATCCATAACCAGACCGTAATAACCACCAGCATTCACGCCAGTGTTTATTACAGTTGATCCTGAATCAATTGGACTTGGCGTAACTACACTAGGTAAATCTAGATCCTTGTTACGCTTTATTTCAAAGCCAAAAAGCTGCATAATGTAAAAACCTTCAGTTAATTATTAAATTGGGAAACTGCCAATTGGAGTATCAACAGAAACATTAACACCAAATCCACCACCACCAGCAGTAGCAGATGTAAAGAAGTTGTATGTAAACTCTACGTCAAACAGTTCAATTGCATTTTGTTGTTCATAATCCAAAGCAATTGCAGAAATTGTAGTTGGATAAGCGTCAACAAACTTGTAACTTTTAATAATTGCGCCATTACGATCTAATTGATGCACGTTTAAGTCAACTTGATATTCAGTTGGGTTAACACGACCATTTGTAGAATTGTAATTCTGTACGCCATTTGACCATTGCTCTAGTGCATTACGGATACCAAAAGTAGTATCGTTGTAAATTGCAACAGACCATGGTTGGAAAGTGCGCTCGCCAGCAAAGTTAACTGGACGACCACGATATAACACACCAATATTTTCTACAGTTGATGCAGGTAACTGAGCAGACTTACACAAAAATTGTGCTCGCTGACCAGCTACTGGACCAAGTGTAACATATGATGGGAATACTAACTCAACACGAAATTGGTTCGGGCGTGCACCGCCACCAACCATTTGTGCCTTAAAATCAGCAATGTTTGCCATTTAAATCTCCTTATGTTCTTTCTTATTTATCTTAGAATTACGCACCGATTTCTGTGAAGTTAATTCCAGAACGAGCAGCAACGAAATTGAGAGTTATAAAGTTGATAGAACGATTTGGCTTAACAAAAATATCCGCAACAAATTCGTTTGCATCTATAACTTGACCTGTGTTGTTAGACTCATCGCACTTAACAACGAAATCAGTAATACCACGACGACCTTGGACATCACGTAAGAATGGTTCTACCAAACTTCTAAACTGTGCACGTGTAAATGGATCATTGAATTCAAACAACTGGAACTTAGCAGCAGTTGCAATAGCTTTTTCCATAACGATAAACAAACGACGCACGTTAATACGATCGAAAGCAGATGGTTTAGCAAGCAATGTCTTGTCACCGAATAGAACAGTACCTTCTCCTGGGAATGTAACTACTGGGTTTACACCTTTTTTATAGAGTG